AAGATAAACAAAGACATAAAGTCTAATTATGACTTTGATAAGTTTGGCGATTTTTGTTTTATTGCGGTGTGTGAGGATATTCCTTTCCCACTCAATATGCCACCTATGGCTTTGGCAGAAGATGAGCAGTCGTTATTCCTGAGATCCCAATGGCCTATTCCTTTCTGGACTGACGGTGGTTGGCCCTTTAGTAAATTGCATTTTTACGAAAAACCTAAAGAGGTGTGGCCAATCTCCTTGATTAAACCAGCAATTGGAGAGTTGCGGTTTGTCAACTGGTGTATGTCTTTCTTGGCTGACAAGGTAGCCGCGTCCTCTACGACGTATGTAGCTATTGCCAAGGCTGCAGGTGCTGAAATACAAGACCAGATAAAAGCTGGTGTTGGACCATATACGCACATTGAAATATCTGAAATTTTTGGGCGTAGCGTTAATGACGTTGTGTCATTCCTAGACGCACCTTCGTTTAATGTAGACATATGGCGTATGGTGTCAGAAGTTTTGGATTTGATTGACAAACGCACAGGTTTGACAGAACTGTTATACGGTTTATCCGGCTCAACGCAAATACGATCTGCGACAGAAGCTGATGTTAGAAACCAAAATGTTTCTGTCCGACCTGACGACATGGCTTCTCGTGTCGAAGACTGGTTAAGTCATTGTGCTAGCCGTGAAATCATTGCTGCCGAATGGTCTCTTAATGCTCAGGACATGCAAGATGTTATTGGCATGTTAGGTGCTACTGTTTGGGAGCAACAGATACAGCAACAAGAGTTTGAAAGATCTGTTAGAGAGTATGATTACAGGATTGAAGCTGGGTCTGCTCGCAAGCCTAATAAAACAAATAAGATTAGGCAGCTTAACGACTTTGCACAGATTGCCATGCCTATGATGCAGCAATTTGTCCAAGAAGGAATTGACGCACCTTACAATGCGTTTATGAGAGATTGGGCTGATGCTAATGAAATGGACGTTGAGCCATACATCATTGACATTGCTGAAATACAAGCTCAACAACAGGCTCAACAACAAGAGCAAGGTGGTGAAGAGGCTCAGCAAGAGCAGCAGATGCAGGAAATGCAGATGCAACAGCAACAGCAGGCTCAAGAAATGCAAATGCAGGTTGAGCAGCAAAAAGCTCAAATGGAATTGCAAAAAATGCAATTGGAACTGCAGCTTAAACAGCAGGATTTGGCTGCAAAACAAGCTGACACACAAACTGCTGGGCAAGACCAGGCTGCTGATTTGGAGCTAGAACGGCAAAAAATGGCCTTAGAAGTGCAGGCTTTAGAGATAGAACAGCAGAAACTGCAAATGGAGCTAGAACACGCTAGAGCCAAAAACGAATTAGAAATACAATATATGAAAGAGAAGAACGAACAGAAAGACGATTAATGTCCCGAGACCACAAAGACTATATACGTTATTACAAGCAATGTGACGATGCTGGTAGGGTAGATTTCTACGAATACCTAATTAATGAAGGAAATAACCCTGGCTTTGCCGCAATGCTTGCAATGCAAAAACCGGCTGGAACCAAAGGTACAGAGCGAGCCTTCCTGGAAGGGCAGCAACACTGGGCTGATAACATTTCCCACGATGCTGCAGATGCTTTGCACACTATGGCGAAGAAGGCTGGTATAAGCACTCAAGGAAAGAAGTACATAGGCGGCATTGGCAGACCCGATGATCCTATGGCTTGGGTGTCTACACAAGATGATGTTCGTCATGCACTTAAAGAAAAAGGACTAAGTGCCACCGGCAGCATTAACTACAAAGCACCAGAGCAACAATTTGGCGGGCGTAAAAAATTAGCTGATGACGTTGTAGAAGACTATATGGCAAAAGAAATAATGGCTGATGAGTCTTTGAAAGAAAAGGTGAAGAAAAACCCCAAGGCATTAAAGCAGCTAAAAGAAAAAGTAATACATAAACACACTAAAGGTAAAAAATAATGCCTGATCCACGCTTTAACCAATATCACGGAAACCCCCAAATGGGCCCTGATGGAGCTCTTTATTTTCCAGACGGCAGTATTGCGCGTCCAGACGGCAGTATTTACAATCCGCCCACAGGCCCTCAACACAGCGCTTTAGGTGGTGGTACTGCTGGCATGTCGTTTGAAGATAGATATAACACGATGAGCGGTACTCGTGACCAAAGGCGAGGCGGTACTTATGCTGCTGGGGGACAGGTTAATCCTTATGCACCACCAGCTGGGCCATATGGATCTTCTAATCCTGGTCGGCGTCAAAAAGAATTAGAAATAGCCAATAGATACGGCCCTTATTCTGGAATTCCTCATCCTTTAAGCCAGAGAAGCGACGCAGTTGAAAGTTCTTCAGGGCATGGCGGGCAGGTTTTGGAAGATAAATATACAGGTCATCAAACAGGCAAGGTGACTGACCCAACTAGCCCTCACTTTGGAGCTGAGTATAATACATCAAGCCATTACTACGATAGTAACGTAAAGCTAGTGCGTCCCAATGATGATCCTGCGCCTCCTAAAAACACAACAATAACAAAAGACCCTAGTCCTTTTATGCCAAGCGAAGGAACCCCTCAAGAAAATAGCATTAGAAATAGTGTAGGGAATAACCTACCGCCTAGCTCGGGAAGTAGCGTTCCCGGCATAGCGTATCCGTACGCCCCTCCTCGAGCTGGCAATACAGTAACACCTGCATTGCCTTCGATCGACGAAACCGTTGTTGCTGGTAGCCCTGATTCTGATGGTGTTATCGAAACTGGCGATCCTCAATACCCAAAGATGTCGGCCTCTTTAAGCATTCCTATTTCTAATTTTGGGATTCAAGACGGCAAGAAACATTTGCAAGCGTTATACAACAAACAACGTCAACTCATGGAGCAGGGAGTCAATGTACAGAACAATGCCGCTGTAAGAGCACTTCGCCAAAGAGCGGTAGAATTAGATCAGCACATCTCGACCCTCGTAAAGCTATCGTCTCTGATGTCTCCAAGTGAGCGTGATGAAAGGTCACAGCTTCCTGATGATGATCCAAACAAAGTTTGGATTATACCTAAAGACACAAGACCTCGCCTGCCAGATGGTAGCCCAAGTAATAATCCAAATTTTCCAACAATGATGCCTGAGCAGTATGAGCCGTGGGAAGGCGAGGGCATGCAGGCTTATGACTGGAATGATGATGGTGTCTTAAGCCAAACTGAATATAGAGCATTTCAGAAACTAAAGGCTCAGCAAGATGCAAGCCTCCAAGGCTTAGACTCTGGCAAAGCTACTAGACACGGAAGCTCAACGCACAGAACACTTCCTGGTATGATGCCTGGATATAGTATTGTCGGTGGTCGTGATACTACAGGTACGCAACACCAAGGTGATGGCGGCATTAATCCTAATGCCCCAAGATTTTTGGGTGACGGCACAATGCAGCCACCCCAAATACCCCACGGGCCATCGGCCCCTGAATATACCCCGCCTGCTTTTCCAAGTGAACAAGGTGGTGAACCTGAGGTTCCTCAAGACACGTATCCTTATCCCCCAGCAGATGTAACAAATCCAAACAAGCAAGCTCGAATGCTAGCTCAGCAAATTGCAAACGGGGAAGCTATTTACAGAAGCGTTATGCAAAACAAGACTATACCAATGGCGATAAAATCTGCGTTAGCACAACTTGATGCAGATGGAAATGGATATCTCTCTAAGAAAGAAATGAAATCTGCAGATTCTATTCTGGGAGATATAGCAGGTGTTGTAGATCAAGGCAATCTTCCTAGAGGTGGGATACTGGAAAGATTGCGAAGGAATAGAGACGAACGACGCAATAATCGGGGTAGATAAATATGGCCGTACTAGAGTCAGTAAACACATACTCCGATATGCTTGACTACATTACCGCATTAACAAGCGGTGGTGCTAGGACTAAAGACTTGCGGATGCACAAAGAATCAATTATTTCATCGTATAAAGAACTTACGATGAATAATGAGTGGGCCTATTATATTACTGAAGGTCGAATTGATCTTGTTGCCGATTATAATACAGGCACTGTTGTATACGACCACACCGGCGGAGCTAACGAGCGTCAGCTAACTTTATCGGGCGGCACATGGCCTACTTGGATGAAGTATGGGCGAGTTCGCATAGGCGACTCGGTGTACAGCGTAGACGAGCGTGTAAGCTCCACAATTGTGACCTTGGATGAATCGTCTAACCCAGGCTCAGATGTTGCCTCAAGCTCATACACGGCCTACAGGAGCGTGTACCCACTTCCAGATGATATGTGGCGACTGTATGACGTTGCGGTAGAGACAAGTAATTGGATTACTTACTACATTAGCCCTACTGAATGGCAGCAAAGAGAGCGTTATCTAAATGCTGGTGGTCAAACATGGGC